GTTGAATCATTTGTTATGGAATCAGCTAACATCGAAAGTAAAAAGGCTCCTGTGAAGAATCACATTCCTTCACAAAGTGCTGACGCTAAAAAGCACATTAAAAATAAAATGACTGGTAAAATGGTTGAAAAAGGTGAAGGTGTTCCTGCACCAGCAGCTCCTAAAAAGAAACTTTCTCAAGCACATGATGCCAAGAAACATATTTCTAAAGCAAAAGCTACTCATTCAACTAAAGCTAAAGTTGTAAAAGAAGGAGAAGGTGACGGAAATGTTCTTGATGGTAATGAAGTATGGAATATGATTAAAGGTGATATCCCTAAACTTCAACAAAAGATTCAAGCAGCAAAAGCAGGTAACTCTGATTTCATGGCCGAACCTTTAACTGAAGAAGAACAAGGTATGTCAAATATGGCCCCTAAAGAAATATACAACAAACTTTATCCAAGACTTAAAGATGCTGTTAACAAATTAGGTGCTGTTAGAGAAGATGGTTCTGTTGATATGGAATTACTTAAGAATGAAGCTAAAAGAAAATCATTCATGGGTAAATTATTAATGAACTTAGGTATCGGTACTTCAATGGCAGGTATCGTAACTACAGCTGTTACTTGGTTACTTAAAAATGAAATCTATAAATCTATGGATTCAGGTTTAGCTATAGGTTTAGCAATGGGTGGATTAGGTGTTCTTATTGTTGGTGGTATTATTGCATCAATTGGTCAACCTAAGAAAGAGGCTGGAGAACAAGGTGAAACGGCTCGTAAACAAATGGCAAAAAAAATGGGACAATAATCCCTAAAGTATATTAAAGAAAAACCCCGACAAAATCGGGGTTTTTTTATGCTTATTTTTTAATTGATTTTTGTTGTGGTTTAATTACTTCATCGATAATTCCATAAGCTAAAGCTTCATCAGCTGATAACCATAAATCACGTTGTGCATCTTTTGTAACTTGTTCTGCAGTTTTACCACAGTATTCACCCAATAACTCAAATAAAATTTGGTTGATTTTTTCCCATTCGTTCATTGTGATACGAGCATCTTGGATATTACCTGTAGCTCCACCACTTGATTGGTGTAACATTGTTTTCGAAAACCTTAAAGAACTTCTCATACCTTTTGTTCCTGCTCCCAATAATACAGAACCCATTGATGCTGCCATACCTGTATTAATTGTGGCAATTGGGTTTGGGATGTACTGCATAACATCAACCATTGAAAGTCCTGACTTTACGGAACCACCAGGTGAGTCAATATGCATTGTAATTGGTTTTTTAGAATCTTGTTGAGAAAGGAAAAGGAGTTGAGCTTGGACGATAGTGGACATTCTATCATTAACAGGACCTGCCACCCAAAGTAAACGGTCCATCATTAATCGGTCAAATACGGACATAACCGCCACGTTCATTTGACGTTCTTCAATAACCGCAGGGGTCATACTATTTTGTACCATAGGAAGTTTCGACATGAAACTTTCATAAGAGTGTAATGTGTGAGAACCAATTCCTTGGTCTTTAATAGCAAATTTTTCAAATTCGTTCATCGTGATATAAATTTTGTTTAGATAAAGATATTTATAATAAAATTAGCAGTCAATCTGCGAAAAATAAAAAATAGCATATTTATATAAAAAAGATAACAAACATTAAAAATACACAACTATGGCAGATTTATTAATGCGAATGCCCGTTCCTTATGAACCAAAAAAGCAGAATCGTTTTATCCTTAGATTCCCTTCACCTCTTGGAATTCAAGAGTGGTTCGTAAAAACAGCATCAAGACCTAAGATTTCTCAAGAAGAAACTGAAATTCAGTTCCTTAATACATCGACTTGGGTAATTGGTCGTTTTACGTGGGATACTATCGATGTAACGTTCCGTGACCCGATTGGTCCTTCTGCGGCACAAGCTTTGATGGAGTGGGTTCGTCTTCACTCGGAATCTGTAACAGGTCGTCAAGGTTATGCGGCTGGTTACAAGAAAGATATTGAATTAGAACTTCTTGACCCAACTGGTGTTGTAATCGAAAAATGGATTCTTCAAGGTACAATGTTAACAAATGTTGACTTTGGTTCATTAGATTACTCAACTTCTGATATCGCAGAAATCACAGGTACTCTTCGTTTCGACAGAGCTATCCACGTCTTTTGATGTAAAACTCTATCAAACATTCACTTTCAATCCTCCTTGTGTATATTTATATTATAAGGAGGATTTTTTATGCAACATATTTGTAAAATTTGTAATCAAGAATTAAAAAACGCACAAAGTTTGTCAGCACATTGTAGAACTAAACATAAGATGACATCGGAAGCTGTTTATATCGAATATTTTTTAAATCAATTCCCCCTTGATGGTTATTTGTTTGATTTTTATATCCCCAAGCATAATATCTTAATTGAGGTCGATGGTGATTGGTTTCATTGTAACCCCGATGTTCATCCCGAACCAATTTATGAAACACAAAAAGTTACACTTCAAAACGACGAAAGAAAAAATAAAATTGTGAAAGATAATAATATAACTCTTCTAAGATTTTGGGAAAAAGATATAAATGAAAATTCGGAATCTATAAAATCCCAACTATCTCAATATTTATAAAGAAATGAAAAATATTATTCGTAAAATATTGAAGGAAGAATTAAATGAACTTAAAGTTGGTGATTCAATAACTGTAATTGCCAAGAAAAAAATGGGACCTATGAGATATGATAAAGGTTCACCACGAGTTGGTGTTGTTTTTTATATGGATGATATTATTGATAATAAAGCCACATATTTGGGTAGTTGTAATGGTGATGATATAAAATTCTTAAGTTATAACCAAGAAAGATGTTTTGAAGATTATGAAGTGGAAATTATAAAAAATTAAAGAAAATTATACAATTATCCCCGTTCAAAAGGTGGGGATTTTTTTATACTCAATTGATATTTATAAAGAAATGAAAAACTTAATTCGTAAAATATTAAAAGAATCTGAAGATGAGTTTGAATGGGCTAAGGGTCTCGATGTTGATGCTGCCGAAAAAGAAATTTATAAACCATTTAAGGATATTGCATACGAATGGGATGTTGAGGCTAGAGCAATCTATGATACACTTATAGAATTCGGGGTTAGACAACCTAGTCAGTTAAAAGAAATTGGTGAACTCCTATATGATGAGTTTGACGGTGTTTATGATAGGGGAAAAGATGTTGGTTATGACCACGGTAGGGATGATTGTACTTGTGATGGGTGTTGTGATGAATATGTTTATTATGATGATCACCGACAACAGGTTGATGACGCGGAAAACGAAGGGTATGAAAGAGGTTATGAAACGGGTGTTTCTGACGCGAAAGGTGAATCGGAAGATAGAATTCAAGAATTAGAAGGTCAAATACAAGAATTACAAGCAACAATTGAAGAACTTAGATCTAGAAGTGAGGGATAAAATTCGTAAAATATTAAAGGAAAATGATTTTGAATGGATTTCGGAACTAGATTCCGACTTACCTTTTGAGGTGTCTTCCACACCAACAAGTAGACCAAAAAAATCAAATTATTTCAAAATTAAAACTCTATGGAGTTATGGTGATTTATCATTAAGAGAAGAATTTGAATTTAATCCTGATAGACCAACATCTTTTGAGTGGTTTAAAAATGTTTGTAGGTTTTACAACAAACTATTAGGTTCAAGAGCTGAAAGATGGAGAGATGTTTCTGATTTAGCCAAAAGTATCGGTTTAGGTTTGGGTTCATACGATGATGAAGAAATCTACGGTACACCAAAAGATATGTCTGACTATGTTGTTGGTACTGATTATCCGGCTTGGTTAGACGAAGTTGACATATATTATTACGATAAAGGTGGGGTTGAATATCCTGTTAGATTAAAAGATTAAGTGAAAGATTTAATTAAAAAGATATTAAAAGAAAATGATGACTTAGGTTGGGCTAATGATCTTGTCAAAGGTCAAGAACTACCTTTCAAGATATTAGGTCCAACAAAACCACCACCATTGAAGAGAAATATATTTGTCATAAAATCCGAATGGATGTCAGGGGATGCTGACGCATATAATACTGAAACACATTCTTTTAAAGAGAATGATCCCGAATCGATGGAGTGGTTTATTCACGCCTGTAGAGTTTACAAAATTTTAAAAAGTAGTCGTTGGGGTTATCATGATTGGAATGATTTGAATAAATTATTAAATCCACATGGTTATTTTACTAGGAGATCTAAAGATACTTCTGGTATTGAGGTTTCAGATTTTATTGAAAGGGATGTACTTAGTGATGGACAAATTCCAGCCGGTCTTGAGGATTTAGATATAAAATATTACGATGCTAACGGTATCGAACATGATGTGGTATTAACATGAAAAACTTAATTAAGAAAATATTAAATGAAAATTATAAAATACCCCATTATTCAAAAGGGGAAATATTAATTTTCCCACATGAAAGACATAAAGGTATGGATATTACTAACATGACAAAGGAGTTGGGGTATGAAGAAGATGTGGAATATAACATGGATGGTGAATATTATTTAATAAAAACACCAGTTGGTCATGAAATGGAAGTGGGTCAAGATTTTGTTGATAACTACCCAGAATTTATATCGTCATATGAAAGAAGAGATATTAGACAGGAGTTTTTATATAATAAATTAAATGAGATAGATATAATGTTTAGTAAACTACACGATAGTGTTGGTAGTACTGTCATGAACGATGATTGGAATCATAAAATAGATATGGTAATACAGGAGTTAAATAATTTAAAATTTTAAATCTTATTTTTATATTCTTGAATTCTCCTTATCACAGCGTTACGACTACAACCCAATTCCTTAGATATTTTTCTGTCACTTAATTTTTGATTAAAATGTAAATCAATTATTAAATCATCATCTAATGATAACCTATTCCATGTTGATTTACCGTAATTTGGGTGTTTATTTCCCATTAGTGAAAGACTAATATTCCTTTTTCTTTCTTCGGTAAATGGTGGTGGAGTTTTACCTTTTTTACTTTCTGACATTTTTTTCTTTGTTTCTTCTGAAAATGGTTGTCTTTTTTTGTTTTTTAATTTCTCACTTCTTTTCATGTTAGATTCCTTTGTTGGAATAATTCCAGGAGTGCCGTCACCACCATCTGTCATGTTAACCAAAGTACCTAACCCCAAATCTCTCCTACCGATGTTTTTAATATATTCTTTTTCTAATTCACAAGCTTCTTCCCATGAAAGATTTTCTTTTAATATTTCTATTTCATATCCATATTTATTAACTATATTATGCAAGAAAAAAAAGGCTGCCTTTGTGTTTGTAGGTGCTAAAACATTTTAGACAACACATTTCTATGACCTTTTAGATAAGGTCTCTTAGTATTACCAATCCCAATATAGAATACTTCACCGTTTGGTATTTTATGTTGATATAAAATCACATTATTTTTCATCTTATATAAATATTTATATGATATGAAGAATTTAATTCGTAAAATTTTAACTGAAATAGAAGTACCACACCTTTACCAACCAACTGGTAATTCTTGTGGTCCGAGCTGTTTAAAAATGATCCATGACTATTTTGTGGGTGATAGATTTAAAATATCAGATATTTGTCGTGCCTGTGGTACTGATTGGGTTGTGGGAACACCTCCTGATAGAATGGTAAAAGGTTTAAAATATATGGGAATTCAATACGTTGAACATATGATGGAAGAAGACCCATATCAATCACTTAAAGATTCTATCGATAAAGGGCACCCTTGTATTGTTAGAGCTAACGTACACGGAACACCACATTGGATTATTGTTGTTGATTACGATAATGACACACTTATGGTTAACGACCCTTGGTTAGGTAGATTAATCTACGATATTGATGAATTTGATGAGATTTGGTTTTCTGGTAGAGATAAGGTTCGTGAATATTTCTATTATGAAATTTTAGGTGGTGATAAAAGTGTTTTCCCTAGTGAAGAACAATCTCCGTGGGAAGAGGATGAGGAAATAGAAAATTATGACGATGAAGAGGACTATATGGAAGATGAACCTGAAATGTGGTCTCAGGAATGGATTGAAAATATTTTAGAAATGGCTAGACAAGCTACTGGTAATGAGACATTATCGATGAGTGATTTAGCTGATTTTGATGAAGAAACAGGACACCAAGATTGGAGTTCGGGTGAAGCTCTTTTAAATGCCTTTGTTGAATGGTTCGGTGGTGAGATGGGTGAAAGTGAAGATGAAGAGGAATATGAAGAAGAGGAGAATGACGAAAGATATGGAACTCAATTAAGTTTAGAGTTTCCCTATAGTGATGAATTAGAAATATCTAATTTCACATCAGAAAAAGAAATTTTAGATGCTTTAAAAATAGGGTTGAAAGTTTTTGAAGGTCAAATGGGACAGAAAGAACTTTTAAATTACTTGGCTAAAGCTGCTGATTGGGAAATATCTGTTAAAGCAACTTATCAAGGTAAGATTGTTGGTTTTTATTTATTATCTGAAAATCAGATGGGTGATTATATCCATCACCACATGGTGAGAGACTATAATTGTTATTCAATGCAACAATGTAATAAAAAACACCCAGGTTCAATTAAAGTTGACCCTCTGAAATTTAAAAATTTAGATGGTGTTGAGGGTGTTGCTTTAGGTATTGATCCTGAATATAAAGGGTTGGGTATTGGTAAGGCTTTAATAGAGTATTCACAAAGTTTACCTTATGACTATGTATGGGGTCAACAATATGAACATTTAGGTAATATCCAACATTGGATTAAAAGACGTGAAGTTGCTGCATACTTCCCAGGTTTATATTTAACATATCAAATGTTATGAGAAAACTAATAAAACACATATTAAACGAATCTTTCCTAGTAGAAAAGGCAGCTCCTAGAAAAAAGTTTGTAGAACCAAAACCTGAAAAGAAATACCCAAGTACGGGTAAATGGATTCATAGTTCTTGGGTTGATGATGGAAAATTTCGTATTATATGGCAAGATGATGTAGATAAAATAGATGAACTAAACCAAGAAATTGTAGAAACTGAAAGAATAATTGACAATATTAGTACATCATTGTTAAAAATTAGATTTGATAGGAGAGTTGTTCCTGGATATGTGGCGATGTTATATCGTAATAAGTCTAAATATGAGGCAAGGTTGGAACAATTAAAAATGGAATTAGAATCACTAAACATAGACAATCCATTAACAAATTATTTCGATATATAAAAAAAGGGGGTTAAAACCCCCTTTTTTATTACCAGTCATAGTCTTCGTCAAAATACCTTCCACTGTTGTAGTACGGTCCGTAACCACTACCTGTACGTCTTTCGGAATGTAAGTATTCACCACTGTTGAAGATTTGTGCCCAATCATCGTCATCTTCTTCATCTTTACCTTCTTCAAGTAAAAGACTCTTAGATTTAGTAGTTCCGTATGATTTACCATATCCATAACCCCAACCATAGTTTCTTTCTTCTTTTGGGTTTTCATATCTGTTTTCACCCAAACTCTCAACAATTTTAAGTCCAAGTTCATAACCGTTTTGAACATCATCTACGATAACGTATTCAGCGTCAGTATGGTATCTATAATACCCAGCCGCCAAGTTTAAACAAGCTATGTTAAACTTTTCCATGATTTGCCATACGTCAGTATATGGGTGATAAGCCCAATCTTTAATACCGTGTTCAGTAATTAACCCTGAAACCTTGTTAGCAAACTCACTCTTTTGGTTGAATAAGTATCTACCCATTAAAGTTAAACTCATAGAGTTACCTTGAGGTGAGTCGTATTGAATGGCGTAACCTACATTCTTGAAGAATTCAGGGTCAGCATACATCGATCCTTTACAACCAATTTCTTCGGAAACGAATAAAGCGATTTTTACATTTGGCAATGTATCCAACATTTCTAGTGCCAAATAAACACCACATTTGTCGTCACCGCCAATACCAGAATCTCTTTTAGTTACACCGTCTATACCACGTAGAATAACCTTACCATCTTTTTCTTCTTGAACAACAGTTAAGTTTTTGTTTACCTTATGTACGGTATCGGTGTGGGCGATAAAACAAGGGAACCATTCAGCCTCACCCTTAGTTGCGTATATGTTACCATGTTCATCAACATAGTGGTCATAACCCTTTTCAGTTAAAACATTTTTTAGATACTCAATCATCAACCCCTCATTACGAGAATAAGTAGGAACAGAGAGAACTTCTTTCAAACGATTAAGTTTATCTTCAGTCATTTTCATATTATTTAAGTTTAATTATATAAAGATAGGGATAATTTCTGATAAAGCCAAATTTATCAGAGAAAAAAATAAAAATAGTGTATTTATTAGCAGAACCTTTACTATTAGAGGTAGAGTTTTATGATTAATAAGAATAACAAAATTAAAAAAAGTTTTTAAATATGTCAAATAAAAATCAAACTCAAGAAGTACAATTTCAAATTCCTTTTGATGTAATTCCATTACCATCTAAGGGTCTTCTTTACCCAGGTCAAGAAGGTACTGTTAAAGTTGAGTATATGACAGCAATGGACGAAAACGTCCTTACATCACCTAACTTAATTAAAAGTGGTAAAGTTCTCGACATGTTGATGGAGAGAAAAATTAAACAATCTCCAGTACCTGTTGATAAACTATTGGTTGGTGATAGAAATGCTATCATGATTTGGTTACGTGCTACGGGTTACGGTGAAATGTATCCTGTTAAATTAAATGACCCTACAAGTGGTGTTGAATTTGAAACAGAAATTGATTTAACCACACTTAAAACAAAAGAATTACCTGAAGGTGTTGAACCTGATGAAAAAGGTGAGTTCTCTTTTACATTACCAAAATCTAAAAAGAAAATTAAATTTACTCTTTTAACGGTTGGTGATGAGAAGACCATTCTTTCGAGAGCGGAAAAATATGAGAAAGCAACAAAATCACAAATTTCGAACGCTTTAACATATAGATTACAGGCACAAATCAAAGAAATTGATGGTAATAGAGATATTAACTTCATTCAACAATTTGTTAATGTAATGCCAGCTTATGATTCTCTAAAATTTAGAGAATTCTCAGACTCAATTGAACCAGGTATTGATATGTCGGTCGAGGTGGAGGGGCCGACAGGTACATTTCAAGCTCCAATTACCCTCGGACTCAACTTTTTTTGGCCTAACGTCAGAGTATAATCTAGGTCTCCGTAAAGAGATTTGGTACTTTGTTAAACATATGAACTTCTCATATGAAGCAACAATGAGTCTTCCTGTATGGGAAAGAAGAATTTATCTAGACTTATGGCAAAAAGAATTAGAAGAACAGAAAAAAGAATACGATAAGATAAAATCTAAGAAGAGATAAATGGGACTTAAAATGTCCCATTTTTCTTTTGTGGTGATATTTATAAAAGAAACTTTGATGGACATTAAAAAAATCATAAAGGAGTCTTTGTTAAACGAGGCTGATGTAAATCCGGCTAAGTTACCTTCCATTAAAAATAGAGAAGCTGGTGCTGACGCTGCATTAGCTCGTGCACAATACTTGCAGGGTAAGGTTGAGAAAAATCTTAGTTCTTTAGGTGTGTATGGAATTGAAGGTTATATGCAGGAACAAGGTATTTTTACAGTAGAGACAATTCAAAATGAAAAAATATTCCCATTTTCATTTGTTACACAAGATGGTAATAAACTAAAAGGTCAGGCAAAATATAATTTTCAATTAAGTAAGAAATTTTCTACGATGGTTTTAGATTTTCAATCTGATGATCAAACTATAAAAATAATGTTTTCTAGAGAATCTTTAAAAAGACCATTCATGTCTAAAAGTAATATATTTGGTTCTTTTAAAGGGAAAAAATCAGCCTTAATAGGTTTACAAGAAGATACCGTATTTGATGTTAGAATATCTGGTTTTGATCCGCCAATTGTTGGTCCTACTAAAATTAAAATAATTGGTATTGGTATCGAGAGAGGTGAAAAAGGTAAAAATTCATCACAAATTACATCAGGCAAGTACTATCAAGTTAAAGCCGAACTAGATTTCCAAAATGGTGGTGATGAAGATATTTTCACAACCGCAGTAAAAGAAGAAATAAGTAATAGAATAGGTGATGGTGATTTTTATGTTTCTCTATCTAAAGCTAGAAAAGATATGTTAATTTTTAGTACAACACCTAATAGTAGTGGTGATTTTTTCACAATTAAAAAACCTGGTATTACAACACCTAAAGATATTAATTCATGGCGTGGACCTGTTCTGGTCGATAATAAACCATTGGGTAGACCTGTTAGTGGTTCGATTAAAGCCAATCTAAAATATATTGTTATTGAATAATGGCTAACGGAGATGAGTTGAAGAGGCGAAAAGCCCAATTAGAATTAGAAGAAAGAATTGCCGAGGCGATAAAGAATTCTACTGCCTCAATAGAGAACTTTGCTGAAGCTCAAAAAACTATTGTTGAAAACTACAAATTGATGAAAAAAATCAATTTGGAGATAGAGATAATTCAAAAAGAAATTAATGAACTAGAAGAACAAGGTACTGAAGAAAGTGAAAACAAGGCTAAAGAATTAAAGAAAGAGGTAGAAAATTTAAAACAACAACAAAAACTTTTAGTTGGTATTAATAAAGAATTATCTAAAGGTAAAAACTTAGCCAAAGCTGTTGGTAATGAACTTATCAATTGGGGTAAAAGTTTAAAGTCCCAATTTATACCATCTCTTAGTGAGGTTTTCAGTACATTCCTAAAATTAAACGATTTAGCAATACAAACATCAGTAAACATTGGTTTATCTGGTGAAGGTATGGCTCTTATGAAAGGTAACATCCAAGGTTCTCAAATGGCTTGGGCAGAATTAGGATTTGATTTAGAATCTTCAGGAAAAATACAACAAGCCTTAGCGGATGAAACGGGTAGACAAGTAGTACTTTCTCAACAAGCTCAAGAACAAGCCGCCTTAACAGCGAGAGCTCTTAATATGCAGGGTGATGAGTTAGGTCAATTAATTGGTCAAATGGACCAGTTTGGTTTAGGTTCTGAATTAGCAATGTCTTCCATTATGGATATGCGTATTGAATCGGAGAAGATGGGTGTTAATTCGGGAAAAGTTATTAAAAAATTCCAACAAAACATGGAGTTGATGAACAAACTTAATTTCCAATCAGGTATTAAGGGACTTCAAAAAATGGCAGCTCTAAGTGAAAAATATAAGATTGAAATGTCTGCTGTAGCGTCAGCCGCTGATAAGGCATTCAAACCTGAAGGAGCTATCGAAATGGCAGCTCAATTACAAGTCTTAGGTGGTAGTTTAGCCGAACTAGGTGACCCATTTAAATTGATGTATGAGGCTCGTAATAATCCTGAGAAGTTTATGGAGGATATTACTAAAGCCGCTAAAGCATCAGCCGAATGGGACCCAAAAACGAAAGAATTTAAAGTAAGTGCTTACGAAATGGATAGATTACGTGTTGCTGCTGAAGCTACAGGTATGTCAATGGAAGACTTAGTTAAGACAGCCAAACAAGGGGCTAAATTAGATATGTTCGAATCTATGTTGTCGGGTAGAAATTTAAATCCTGAACAAAAAGATATGTTAACAGGTTTAATGGAAGTTGGTAAGAATGGTGAGATAATGATTAACGGTACTGACATTAAAAATTTAGATGATAATGCATTAAAGAAAATAACACAACGTGAAAGTGAATTACAAGCTTTAGCCGACCAAGCGATGTCATCTGAAAAAGAATTAACCGCCATAAAGAATATGATTATGGTTGGTGTTGTTAAATTCTTCACAGAGAATGAGGCGTTAATCAAAGAGTTCTTAAGTGGTGTTAAATCAGTAGTAAGTTTCTTATTACAAACATTCAGTCCAACAGGGTTGTTAGCAACCGTATTAGGTGTATACTTCGGTGCGAAAGTTTTATGGCCAATGATTCAAGGTAGAATATTTGGTTCTTCAGCTGCCGCCGCCTTCAATGCGGGAACAGCTGGAGGTGGAGGTAAAGGTGGTTTCTTTAGTAAACTTAACCCTATGAATTGGGGTAAAAAAGGTGGTGGAGCAATGACACCCCAAACTACGGCAGCCCCAACAACTACACCCGCTCCAGGTCAACAAGGTCCTGGTGGTATAACTAAAGGGATTAATATGACAGACATGATTAAAGGTGCAGCAGCAATTTTAATTTTATCTGCAGCTTTATTTGTTTTTGCTAAATCACTTCAAGAATTCGATAAATTACAAAATGGTTGGGAAACCTTGGGTATGGCAGCAGTTGGTTTATTAACGTTGACTGGGGCATTATTCTTAGTGTCTAAAATCCCGACAGAAGGTGTTCTTAAAGGAGCCCTCGCTATTGTGGCGTTAGGTGTTGCCATGATTCCGTTAGCTTACGCAATGTCACTTATGCAGGGTGTTGATTGGGCTGTATTAGCCGTAGCCACGGGAGCTATTATAGGTTTTGCGTTTGCTGGTATGTTCTTAGGTGAGATGTTAGCTGGACCACAATTCTTATTCTTCTTAGTAGGTTTAGGTGCTTTAATTTTAGCAGCCGGAGCCCTCTCAATTGCAATGTGGTTATTATCGTATGGATTGGAGGCAGTAGCACCACCGATGGAGATGTTTATGAATAGTATTTCAGCACTACCACAATTAATACTACCTTTAATGATGTTAGGACCTGCATTAGGGATGGCAGCTTTAGGTATATTCGCTTTATCAGCCTCATTACTTGCTTTAGGTATGGCTTGGTGGTTTGGTGGTGGAGCTTTCACTGAAATGACTGAAACTATAGGTACAGCATTACAAGGAATAGACCCTTCAGGGTTAAATGCGTCCATAGAGGCAATAAATTCTGTCGACATGGAGAAACTTAATGCATTAAAAGAATTATCACTTTGGATGTCATTATTAGGTTCTACAACGACAATTAAATTTGATGAGTCATTATCTATCGATGGTTCAATAGAAATTTCAGGAGAAGGTGGTGGAAAAACTAATACCGACTGGATTAAAGACCCTATTTTCGTTTCCAAGTTAAAAGAGTTAATCGCAACTCAAACTCAAAAGGATTTAAACGGAGGCAAAGCTTAATATTTATTTAAGCTGCTTTTATATTATTATTTGCTTAAGCTTTAAGGATCTGCTGCTAAAATTGTCAAGAAAATATCATTAAGTAAACTATATCAGATTATTTCTTTTAATATAACGATTAGTGTAACTACATAATGGTTTTAAATTGGTATAATGAAACAATTTAATAACCTCTTCTTTTGTTTTTGCCGATGATAGTGGAATTACATGGTCTATATCCCATCCGTAATTTAATTCACCATTACACTTACCATAATTATCCCAAGACATCCAAGGATCAAAATTAGATTCCAAATAGTTCTTGAATTCCAAAAAAGAACAACCAAGTATAACATTAGAAGTACTACTTTTCTCGTAACCAGCACTTCTAAGTGTATTAATGATGTATGTTCTAATATCTGACGATATTTTATATAACACGTCTTTTTCTCTTCTCTGTTTTTGATAGGATCTATTATACTCTTTTAATTTTTCTTTATTAGCTTCCTTATACTTTTTCACCTTCTCTTTATACTCAACCGTGTTTTTATTTTTTCTATAATACTCTTTCTGATATGATTTATCTAATTCATAACTTTTTAGATATTGTTCTCTTATTCTATCCCTATGTAATTCTTTATATCTTTTATTATATTTTTTTCTATCTTCTTTGGTCATTTTACTTTGGTTGTTTTATTACTAAGTTTTTATATTGTTTCTATAAATATTTTAATTTTAAAAAGTGTAAGATAAAATCATTAAAAAGATATTTATAGAAAAAGATTTAAAGGAATGCCATCAAATCAAATAAACCCATTCAATTACGACATAGATAGTTTCGATAGTGGTTTTCTCGGACCAATATCAGATACTAATTTTAGAAATTGGTTATTTTCACACAACTTGCCAGTTGTTAACCCAGTTATTGGTGGGGTTATAAGTAATGCTTGGGGAGATAGAGGAACTGAATACGATGTTTCCCAATCTAACCCAAATGTCCCCGATGTTCCAAATTTAACAGATGTTGCTAACACACCTTCTGTTTACAACAATTTAACTAATCCAAGACAAGTAAATTTATCAAGTAATATTCCAAGTGTTAATCCTCAAGTTGCTGCAGCAGGAATCACCAATCAAGATTTAGGTGTGGATGCAGCAACTCTACTAAATCAAAATAGTAGTAATATAGATTTACCTTCAGCTGAAGATGTATCTGATACACCGTCAGCTTACAACAATTTTACATATCCTAGACAAGATTCTCTAGATAAAAATCCAACATTTGTTGAATTAGCTACTTGGTATCCTAATCTAATACCAACTATTAATCAATACGGTAATGCTAAAGGTACTAATTATGGCGTACCACAGACTTTAAAATTAGGTTATGCAGGTAATGTAGAATCTTGGGTAAGTGATGGTGGTTATGTGACAACAACATCTGAAATTAGAGATGCTGTTTATTTTAGACAAAACAACGTTTGGGGACCTAGTGAGATTATCCAATATAATACCTCAAACAGTATTATAAATCAAGATGGTGTTATTGTTGTTTCTAACAATGAAGTATTAGTTGGTAACACAGGGTTTAAAGAATACAACACAAATGTACAAGGTGACTTTAGAGATCAACTCTTTAGTAGATCTCTTGGTGTGGGCGTAATACCATTTTCTCAATTTAGTTCAGGTATTAACTATAAACCTGATGGACAGAACCCTTCAGAGTTAGATGTTATTGCTCGTAAGAGAAGAGGTATTGAATTAGCTAACAGATTAAAACTTAATTTCGTTGACGATACTGTTGGTGCTATCAACGTTAATCCATTTGGTTTACTAGGTGGTGGTAACTTACTACAACGTAATTATTCTATTACCGTACCTAAATCAGGTGTTGGTAAGGCGGCTGAATTTATTGCAAACCTAGCCGGACTTAATGTTCCTGTTAGTATTATACCTGATGGTGCTTTTGATACTATTCTTAGTACAGACCCATCGAAAGATGTAGACATTACAAACGATATATTAGATTACACAGGTAGTGGACAAAAGTCCTTACTATTTGATGCTTTATATACAAACAAATACGGACCTAACTTACAAACACCAGCTAGTCAACAAACCACTGGTGAAGTTAAAAAGGATTTGGCGGGGGCAGGGCAACCACCTGTAGTAACCAACTATCTAACATCAACTGGAACTGAATCACCTGCAGAATCTAGGTCAAACTCTCTTATTGGGGATATCAATGAAAAGGTTAAAGCGGCTTTAGGAACTAACAATAAATTACCACAAAAACCTACAGAGGATTTTAGTGGTACCGATCCAATTCAGGTAAATTCGGGATATGGTTTTGACACGTTAGAAAGTCCAAAAAGAGATACTTGGGCAAGTGAAGATTATGTAGACTCCGATGGAATTGGAGTTGAAATGCCAGCTAGTGACTTACCTGAAAGTCATCAACCTATAGATAACTTAATGTATTGGGGAGAAAAACCTAATAGATTTAAAAAGGGTATCTTAAAATATACACAAGATTTAGTTAACAAATCAATTAATAACCCACAAGCTGCAGGTAAGTTTATTGGTGTTGTTAATACTGATGCTAATTACAATGAAGAAGGTAGACACATTAGATATTCTAACGGTAATACTACATTAACCGAAGAAGATGGTTCTTATTGTCGTTCTTGGTCAGTTAGAAGACCTTACAACACATATAGTGATTTAATAAGGTCTGAAAAGAATTGGTGGAGAATAGATGAGAAGTACCAAAAATATATGACATTAACCGAAAATGGTACACCTAAGATAGCTTGGGATAGTGGTGATAATGAAGCAAGTATGGCTGCTTCCACTAAGTTAGCTGCAGCTATAGCTGGTTTAGATTTAGGTGGTGAGGTTACAAGACATGTAGTACCTTATATGTTCTCTATTGAGAATTTAGCGTGGAAAGATTCACCACAATATGCTTACTTACCTCTATGTGAGAAAGGACCAAATGGTGGTAGAATTATGTGGTTCCCACCATATAATATAGATTTTTCAGATAATACATCTGTGTCATGGGATACAACATCTTTTATAGGTAGAGGTGAACCGATTTATACTTACAACCACACTGAAAGATCAGGTTCACTATCTTTTAGTATCGTTGTTGACCATCCTTCAGTTTTAAATGAATTAAGAAATAACTTCAAAGAGAAGTTCGTAGGACAGTTCGATTTAATTGATGGTAAATTCGACTCATTCTTTGGTGGATGTAGTGATGTTAAAGATTTATTTAAAAATTATTTACCAGAAACAGCTCCAGAACCCAAGAAAGAAGATGATAAAGGTATTGTACAACCACAACCTGTTACACCAAAAGATCCTTTATCACCACCTACAGATTCATTAAAAATTTACTTCCCAAATGCTAGGACAGATGATAAATGTGGTGGGACAAAACCTAACTATAAGTGTACAACACCAAACCTAACACAAGAAGGTAGAAGAATACCATTTAGTGATGGTTATGAAACTGGTCCATTAACTTGTGGTGGTGAAACAAGAAAAGGCCTAAACGAAGGTGTTGAGGCTGAATTAGATAAGATGGCTGAATTTTTAGTTAGTCCTGATGGTAAGAACTATACAATAAAGGTTTACGGTTATTGTTCAGGAACTGCTAAAACAAGTTATAATGAAAAATTAGGTAAAGATAGAGCACAGGCGGCTCAAAAATATTTGTATGATTTAATGGTTCCTAAGGAATCACAAAATGGGGGACCGGCAAAATATAATGACTCACCAGATTCTAAAACATACCCAGCTGAAACAACATTATTTAATAATAAAAATAGATGGGTTATAGATACTAAAGGAGAATCAGGAGCACCCGCTGACACTCAAGACGAGGATTGGAAATTTGAGGCACCTGGTGACCCTTGTACTGCGAACGGTAAAAATGAAAACTCATATAACTCTAAGATATCTAGATTTGTTGAAATTAAGTTAGAAAAAACGTCTGTTTTCTCTGCTGATATTGAAAAACAAATAAACGATGAACAAAATGAGGCTTTTGAAAAGGCAAGAAAAGAACAAGAAGAATTAAAAGCTGTTGCTGAAAGTATTTCAAAAAATTATATTGGTGAGTGTGATTATTTCTTAAAACTTAAAAAAGACAGTCCATTTATTTATAATTCTTTTGTAGAGAAATTAGATAACTTCCATCCAGCGTTTCACGCTATAACGCCAGAAGGATTTAACTCTAGAATCACTTTCTTACAACAATGTACAAGACAAGGACCACAAATGATGGATTATAGAGCACCACAAAATATGGTGTTTGGTAAACCACCTGTTTGTGTTTTAAAAATTGGTGATTTCTACCATACTAAGATTATTATGGATAGTGTTAACTTCAGTTTCGATCCTTTACAATGGGATTTAAACCCTGAAGGTATTGGAGTACAACCAATGATTGTTAAGGTAGATATTAGCTTTAAATTTATTGGTGGTTCTTCATTAGGTGGACCTATAAAACAATTACAAAATGCTGTATCATATAACTTTTTTGCAAATACAGGAGTTTACCAACCATTCCAATTGGTTGAAAATTATCTAGCTAAAAGAGAGGGATTTGTGAGTACTGCTCAGGTTGTATATGGTGCATTCTTAACACCAGAAGATGCTGATAACACATATAAATCGTTATCTGATGAATTGAAATCTCAAACAAATGCCACAAACCCTACTACAGATAATGGTATGACAAATGAGGAAAAAGAGAAAGTAACAGAAGAGGCTAATGAAAATTTAGTAGATGATACTCAATCAACGGATGATTCTAAACCAGCAACCACACCACCAAGTAATATGGTTAAGGTAGGTAAAATGATTTATAAGTCAGATGGTAGTGTCATAAAAGAAGAGATAAATACGACAATTAAAAAAGGTCAAACATATAAAGTAGAAATTTTCCTTGTAAATCAAACAAGTACACCTATCATCATACAAAATGTTGTTGGTGATTGTGTAAATCTTAACTTCACAGAACAACCTATATTAACAAATAAAGGTGGTGCTATTTATTGGACAACATCTAAAATTGATGGTTTCTACAATAAGAGTGTTTTAATAACAACAAATAAAGGTCAACAAAAGTTTACTGTAACAATAAAACCTGAATAAAATGGCAAAACAATATTACGATAGATATGAAAATTTTAAGATTAATAATCAAGTTAAAGTAATGCCTTTTATTAAAATACCTGTTAATGCTACAGATATTTCAATAGAGTATAATAGTAAACTAAGACTTGACATTATATCACAACGATATTATGGTACACCGTACTATGGTTGGTTAATTATGCAAGCTAACCCACAATTTGGTGGTTTAGAATTTGACATACCAGAAGGTTCTATAATAAGAATACCTTTCCCACTAACTGTAGCATTACAACAGTATCAACAAAGTATTGATACATACATAAAGTTATACGGAATTGATTAAAAATGAGTGAAAACAATCCTTTAAAGAGTGACTATGAACCAGTCATTTGGTCGAATAATGGTGTTGATGGTAAAGTTAGAATCATTGATCCAAATCCGTTGGCACAAATTGTACCACACGAAGATTTATTTATCTATGTTAGTTTAAAAGCTAATCAGAGAAGTAAAACATTACTTACACAATCAGATAATAATGGTGGTATTAAAATAGAAAACTTTATACGTAATACCATTGATTTAACCGTACCACAACAAACTACGGAGATGGTAGATGGTTCTAAGTTATTTAGTAATGTTGCAGCTTTATCTACACAATGGACTGAAATTGGGGGTTCTCCCTTCAAAGAGAATGACTTAGGTAAAGATTTCGAGGGTTTCGGTATCACAAATATTGACATTGAAGTTAAATCACAAACTAACCCTAAAGTTGTTATAGATTTTATCGATGTAAGAGGGGCTACATTAATGGAACAAGGTTCTTGTTCACCATATGGTTTGTTTTTTAACTTACCATACCCCGTTTTTACTTTAACACTTAAAGGATATTATGGTAGACCAGCCACCTATTATTTAAACTTGGTAAAATTTAACTCTAAGTTTAACTCTGATACAGGTAATATTGAATGTAGAGGTGAGTTTATTGGTTGGACATTTGGATTCCTATCCGATGTTATGGTTAGTTATGCTTCAGCAGCTCAATACTTGGATGAAGGTCTTTATAGACCACAAGCTATTTTAAAACAAAAATATGAAGATACTTGGAATTATTATATAGATTCTGGATTTATCCCAAACGGAACTCCTAACCCATTTTGTAACGTCCAAAATGCTGACGGTACAACTAGATGTAAAACCATAAAAGATTTTTTAACAGATAATGATCTTTTAAGTAAAAATACGTTACCCGATATAAAAGGTTCTACTGAATTTACTGAACTAGATAATATAATCAAACTAAAGGACCTCAACCAACAATATCTAAACCATTTAAATGATTTAGAGAGAAAAATGAGGGAAGCTTTAGGAGATACAAACCCAACACGTAGTTCTACAACTGGTAACAGAACATATGATTTAAAATTTTCTATACCTAATATAACAGAAAATAATGTTAACACACAATTAGTTGATAAAGTTAAAACATTATTATCCACATATTTTGATAAAACCAAAGGGTTATTACCTATAACCATCAAAACCATTAAAGGTTTGGTTATTAAAGATAATATAAAAGGTTTTGATATTATTAATGGTTATCAAGATTCTTTATTAACAAACGCAACTAATGAACAATTATCTGAAACTGAGGGTTCTAAATTAATTTATAACGTACTTGAAAAGAAGTTTAAAGATAAATTCCAAAACGGACTTTTAGATTCTGCTTATCCACAGGGTGGGATAAATAATGGTACCCTTTATTGGATAGATTTGGGTATAATAAAAGAATCTATTGAGAATGATATGGATGCCATTGATAAAGAAATTGATGGTAGAAGAAATACTGTTATTGAAAGTATTAACGAAAAAATAACCACGGTAGTTGGGTTTAAACCTAGTATTAGAAACATATTTACGGTTATATTATGTAATTGTGATGCTTTCATGGAAATATTGAAAAGTGTGTCAGTAAGAGGTGAACAAGACCATATAGATAATCCACCACCGAAAGATAATGAAAAAATATTAAGTGGGCCTAATTATAAGGTTTTCTCATGGCCAACTTATATGAAAATTAAACCAAACGGTTCAAGTGGTGGTAATGCTAAAAAAGAAGTCTACCCTGGAGAAGATTTTCCTCTATGGCCTGAAGTGAAATTTGTTGAAGATTTTATAAATGCGTTTTTAGAGTTTAAAAAAGATATAGATATCCTTAATGATGATAAACAAGGTAGACCTGGTTTTGATAATTACGCACCTATAAATCCATTAGAGACTCCTTTAAATTATGATGATTATTTTTTGTCATATAAAGACGTTCAAAATAATGCTGAAATAGGTAATGGTACTGGTTTTTGGAAGTTAATAGGTGAGAGATTAATTATTTCTTTAGACCATTCATATTCACAACCCGCTAGAATACTATCCGATTCAACAGGAATATACTATCCAGGTATAGGAACAATTTCAACAACACCTTTAATAGAAACACCATTATCACCTACAGAATATGGTACGATTAATGAAACATTTATTCGTAAATTAGCTCAAATAGATGCTAATAACCTAATTAATACTATAGAAAAATTTGAGGTTGCTTACGTGGTTACAACTCAAGACGAAAGTGAAGATTCATTTAGAACTAAAATAATAGATGAACTTAAAAAGAATGGTGATTTACAAGAAATAACAGTACCAGCTCCTGTTAATAGAAAATTTTATGCCTACAAACCAACGGAAGATGGTATTAGATTAAATGGTAAAGGAGTGTTGGGTGGTGATCCTATCATAATCAAACCAAATCCACATGAAATGGATGTGAAAGATTTGTTTAAGATACTCACAGAAGAAGATGCTAGGTCAGCTAGACCGATTGAAATCAAAAGTGATTTGTTTAAAACAAAAATGGATGATTATGGTAAAATTATCTCCGAAAAAATTCCATCATCATTCGATCCTGATTGGGAGTTTATAGATTCTAAGTCACAACAAGGAACTGTTAATACAGCAAAAATTGATGGTGATACCTACAAACAACAAACACCTTCATTCTTTACTGACAGATTGTTTATAACTTTAGACCCTCTAAACTCTGAAAGTGGATTTTTCAGTGTGGGTGCTGACGCATCTTCTTGGTTTACTAGTGACGATAGTAAACAAATACCACCAAGTAGTATGAGTAATTGGTTGGCTTTCGATTATGGTGATGTTGGTTATGATCAAGGGGATATAGATGATACTGGTGCAATACATTTAAGTAACTTCCAAAAATATGTTGTCGCTAATAATTTTGGTAAAACGGATGTTGGATTTTTAAATCCTGCTGCAGCTGCTTCACCGTTTGTGATGACACCACTTTGGTTAGATAATGTTAATAAATTTAGAAAGGCAACCAAAAAATCAACACCCGAGTTAAAATATACCCCAATTAACACAATGTGGGGTACGTCTTACGAATCTAACGATATACAAAATAGAAATTTAGCTTACCTATATTTACAAAGTTTAAAACCAACACCTCTAATCATTAGAGAAACTGATGATGATATGGATATGAAAGGTGAGGCAGGGATGGTTAACCCATATTCTATTAAAGTTTTTAATTCAGCCGCAGGAATTGTTAGAGCACCTAAAGCTTGGGTTTTAGCTATGGGAGCTATTTTTTGGAGATGGAAATGTTTTGTTGGTAAAAATTCTAACGGTAAATGGAACAATCCACTTAATAAAGAAATACCAAACGGATTTGATCCTTTATCACAACCAGGTTTTAACACTTTAGACCCTAATGATATTAGAGTTGACGTATCAAGAAATGACATTTTTACTTATTTAGGAAATGTATACGACACAACTACGTTGACTTCTAATAATGTACAAATAAGTGTGTTTAGATCTGAGGGGTATACATCACATACAGGTGCTCTCGCTAAAAATGAAAATGAATCATTTTGGAACTCTAGATTCGGATTTGATTATTATCAAGTTTACCAAAATGATCCAGAGTTAGGTCTCAAAAGAGTAGAAGATAAAACTAATGTGGGTAGTAATGTTTATTTAACAGCTGACAATGCTTTCTTATTAACAGTCCCACCTACAGCTAAAGAATGGTCTGATTATTATGGTTGGCCACAATTATGGATTGCACCACACCACATACCTTACATACATCCAATAGCTATTTGTGCTAATTCTGGTTCTGATGATGATGAAAATGATGCAGCTTATTTTACCATATTAACCGAACGTTCGGCACCTATGATAGATTATCAAACTATGATGCCAATAACGAGGTTGGGTAATACAATTACTGATGAGTTATCTTCTTACGGTAGAAGTTTAACTAAAGACAGTAATTTAGGTTATATAATGATGAACCTACCAGACCAAGTTAAAGAAGAGTTTGTTAGGGTATTCGAAGATTGGGTGGTTAATGAATGGGTTGAAGATATTTTACCTATAGTTGACCCAGCTAATTTTGGTTCACAAAATACTAAAATGGTTGATAACTATGAGGTTAAAAAAGAAAAAGACGAACCCAAAATAAATATACCTACTCAAGATGCTTTATTCGAATTAAAGGATGATAGAACATCTGTTAGGGATAAATTATTGGGTGAAAAATATGTCATCATAAATTCAACACCTAAAATGTGGTTGGGTATGGGTGAATCTATCTTTAGTAGTAGTAATAAAAACTATTTCTTAATTGATAAAGAAATGTTTGATTCTTATTTAAATGCCTTTAAAATAGAATATAACGAAATTTTACCTAAGAGGGTTGAAGAATTAAATAAAGAACAGGCTGATAAGGGTGGTAGTGAAGCCATCGGTCAAACCTTATTGGAAGATGATGATGTTAAATTATCATTATATAGAACATTCAAATCAATGGCTGATAAGTGGTTATCTACAGATGCTAATGGAAAAACATTCTTTAATGTTACGGAAGGTTCTGGAGATAGTTACTGTAATAAATCAAGTGGTATTGAAACTGTGGGTAAAAATGGTAAATCCACTTTAGCTACACACTTCCAATACGTAAGTAGAACAATGGTTGATATTGGTGATGACGCTGTTATTGATATTACAAAATTAAACGAACTAAAAGATAACCTTAAAATAAGTTTATATCAGTATTTATCTGATGTTTTAACCGAGAATAATTACTTATTCTTCCCACTACCATCTTACATTAACTTCGGTACCAATGGTATGAAGACTGAGGATTTATTAGATATGTTCAGACCTACTATGAGTATGAAAGACGTTAGTTGTGGTCCTCTATTCTTATCTATGTATGTTGGCGGAAATTCTAGGGTATTGAATATTAATAATTTCGGGGCCAAGGTTAACTGTCCGATTGATTTCAACGCGTTAAGTGATGACGGTTTTGATTTGAGTACGGGTAGAAATACACCTGATGAGTTTAGACAACCAGGTAATGCGGACCCAGGTGTAACGGCTTTTAGAATTGTTTATGGTTTAGAAAATCAAAATCATTTCAAAAATATACAATTAGATCAGGCAGAATTCTCTGAAACGGGTGAGTCTTTATTAGTTATCGATAAGTTATCAAAACAAGGTGGTAGTGACCAAACGTCAAAAGGTCAAAATTTACATAATGTTTATTTAACTCGTTCATATACTTGTCAAGTTGAATCTTTCGGTAATGTTATGATTCAACCAATGACTTATTTCGATTTATTTGGGGTACCAATGTTTAACGGTACTTATTTAATTACAGAGGTTAGACATAATTTTAAACCTAATCACGCCACAACAACATTCAAAGGTGTTAGACAACCGATTGCTACTGTACCTATTATTACTGATGCGGCTTTAGCTATGAACTTATCACTTAAAGAAATTAAAGCATCTGAAAATAAAAAATCAATAAAAGATGCAAGTACGGGTGGTAGAACAAGTAATGGTACCACAAAAACTGGTGGTGGTAGTGGTGATTACGCTCCAGTATTATCAGCATACGATGGTGTGGTTATGGTTACGGGGGCTGCCGGTGGATATGGTGCACCACCTAACGGAGGATGGATTATTGTTAGATACGGACTCAACGGTGGGGATAGCCCATTTAGTGATGGTAATTATTATTACTACGTTTACGGCCACTGTAATGCTGCTGAAGGTATAGTTAAAAATACTAAAGTTAAAAAAGGACAAGTTATTGGTTCAGCTGTTTTCCCTAACTACGATATTAACGGTAATAAAGAATTTAATGGTGGTTTACACTTACATTTAATAGTTGTTAAAACTAAAGATTCTAAATGGGCCGGTGGTGGTGGAAGGGATTATATTGCCAAAATAGACCCACAATTAGTATTAAATTTAGGTGCGGATAAATCTATAAAAGGTGTTAATGATTTCCCTGCTTCAGCTGATAAATATAAATCAGCAAAAAATCCTAATGGTGACACAAGTATATCACCAGACGGATATAATCTAAGACCTTCAATCGCTCCTGAGTTGAAAGATTTCGGTAACCCTGTATCTAGTGAGAATTTACCTAGAATTAGTAGTTATATGTATAGAAAAGATCCTGTGAAAGGTACTTACTATCACGGTGGATTAGATATTGGTTTTACGAGTCCAACAAAAGGTAGTGGTGTTGAAGGTTCTGATAATGCACAAGATGATAGTTTAGCCTCATCAAATCAAAGATGTAAAACCTCTTACCCTAAACTTCCTTGGACTGAACATAAACGTACTTTATTAACATATAGAGATGCTAAAAAATATCTAAGTAAGGCCACAGATGAGGCAACAGCTAAATCAGTATTCGCAATATTGTGGGCAGAAGCTTGTCATACTAGTAACAAAAATTGTGGAGCAACACCTGAAGAAAAGGCTACACCAGCTTTTATTAGTTCGGGTAATTACAATTACGCGGGTGTTCAATCAGACGGTAATTGGGGGGATAAAGAAAGAAATGGAACTGAAAATAGATACCCATTCTTTTCATCACAATATTGTAGAAAAGATAGTGGTAATCAATATCGAGCTTTCGCTTCTTTTGAGAATAATGAAAAATTCTTAGATTTCATGATTGATAGAATTAAAGCTAAAGGATTTAATAGTAGTACTCCCGATGGTTGGACTACGACTTATGTACAAAAATGGTGGTCCCCAGGTTTAGAAGATAAAAATGGTGGTGTTGCTGCTAAAACTAAAATTTATAAAGATAGTACTAAAACTTGGGTGGATTTCCACGACACAGTTAAAATAGGTGGTGAAACATATGATAATAAAAAATCAATATTTAACACAGCTATAAATAGGTGGGATAATTTAGCTTAATCTCTATTACCACATTTAGGACCTAAACCACTCTTGACAGATTCAGGGGTGGTTAGTTTTTTCCACACTTCCCACATTTACCTGAGTGAAAAACTTTAACAGTTGGGAAAGAAGATGGATTCTTGATGTAGGAAGAAAAGAACCAAACTAAAACTTGGTTGGAAACAGCCTTATCTGTGATTTTACTCTTATGGGAATGACGGTAAACTTGATTTGTTCCACCAAAATAAGTACCAATAAAAGTATAAGAAGAATTGTTATCAGATCCTGTCAAAACAGAAACATAGAAAATGCCAGATTTTTCATTATATGTAGGAGTACCCCAACCAACTTTACGAACACGAAATGTAAAACGGTTACCTGTGGTTTCATTAACTACAGTAAAGGTGGCATTACCCGCAAAAATAAAGTTAGTTAAATCTGAACCTGTAAGTGGGTGTATTTCTTTTTCTGTTTTCATTTCTTATCTTTATACAAAGATAAAAAAATATTTTATATAGGCAATGATTATTGTAGGAAATATAGTATCAAATGAGGGTATTACAGGTGTTCCACAAAACTTTAATGTTTTGACAATGGAAGAATATCTGAATGCTGACGGTAATGATTTACCTACTTTAATAATAGGTTGGGAGTTAGCTAAAACTAATTTCGATAAAGCATCAATACTTAGAAAAAAAATATCAGATGGACTTTATTGGACTTTTAATACAAGTGAAAAACGTGGTGTCTTTGAAGATGATTTGAAAAAATTTATTAAAAGATCCTATGATGATTTTGTAAAAGGCATAAAATATTTCAATATAGACCCAATAATGTATAAAATAAATTCTACCGAAGAACTTATTGAAAAAATCAAAAGCCTTGCGGGTGGATTTGCATATTTATATTCAGATAAAGTTGTATATGTTTATCACAACTTTAATCTTTTTTCTATCGATCTCGAACAAATAGAGTTCATCGGGTTTGATAGAGAAAAAGTACTGAGTATTTTAAAGAAAGACATGACTCAATTCGAAGGTAACGACGGAAAGGGAACAACAAAATTCAAGAATGAACTCAAGTACTTAAACATAAAATATATACCATACTTAATGTTTAAGGATGCAACAAAAAATACTACTTCTAGCCTCATTTGTTAAGGAAGATTGGATAGAGGGATTTTTACATAAAATCAAAAAGAAATTCGGGATTAAAAAAGAAAACGTCTTCTTCTTTAAACTAGAAGATGGTAGTTTCGTTTTAACATATAAGTTACGTGTCGATATTGAGAACAAAATTGACATTAAAAAAGAACTTCCTAAAACAATCCAAATACATAAAAAAGGTAATACCATTTTTACTATTAATGCTTTGAACAGATTAATTGAGGAAGAAAGTGGGTTACAAGGTAATGTCAACCACAAGGACTACCAAATAGATTGGACTAAATACGAAAACAAAATAATTCTATTAAAAGGTGATGTTTTGGAAATAAACAAAATAGAACAAGTGTTTTTACCTGAATCTTGATATTTATAAAGAAAAGTAGTCATGTTAACAGATAAAAACAAACAAAACAAAGAAAAAGATTTAAAGAAAAATTTAGATTCTTTTTTGAAGGGTAATAAACCTGAATGTAATGATGAGGAATGTATGATTAACAATCCTGAAGAGATTGTTAAAAGAGAACATAAGAAAATCATCACTAACGATGGTAGACAACTTTTAAACGAATACACACGATAATGGAAAAAAGTTTATCTAAAGATTTAAAAGAGTCTTTAAAAAGACATATAGAACTTCTTGGGTACGACCCTAAGAAAGGTAAATCATCTTTGACTGAAGTTAGAAGACACACTTACTTAGAGGAGGATGCTTACACCGATTACGCTGACGATGAAAACAAAAGTGATGAAGGTGAAGACAATGCTGACTTCGATTTTGGTGCTGATGAAGGTGGAAAAGAAGGTGGTGATGCTGAAGGTGGAGACAATGTTGACTTTGACTTTGGTGGCGGTGATGCTGAAGGTGGAGATACTGAAGAAGTTGATGAATTCGGTACAGCTGATGAATTTAGTGCAGCCGACGAACTCGAAGGTTCAAGTGATGACGTAGAAGAAATTGACGTTACTGATATTGTAAAAAGAGCTGATGACGCTAAGGGTTACGCTGAGAAAGCTGTAACTGCGGCTGAAGAAGGTAAGAATATGATTAAAGACTTGATGGGTAAGTTTGAAGCTTTACAACAATCTTTAGGAGCAATCCAAACAGTTAAAGATGAAGTTACTTCTATCAAGAAAGACATTCAAGCTCAAAAACCAAAAGAAAAATTGGAATTACGTTCTTTAGATTCTTATCCTTTCAACGTTAAACTTACTGATTATTGGAATGACCAAAATTTAAAAGATAATTACGAGATTGTAGCTGGAACACAAAGTGATGATGGACAAGTTAAGGCTTGGAAGTTAGAACCAAGTGACGCAACAAATTACAATCCTGGTGATATTAAAAGTTCTTTCATTCCTGAATCAAAATCAAAGAAAAAAAGAATATAAAAATTTTACAAAGATAGAAAAAAAGGAGGTTTCGGCCTCCTTTTTCATTTACATTAAGGTAATTTGTACTTACTATTAGTCTAAATCTTTTAAACAAAAATTGTTAAACAATTAAAAAACAAATCAAAATGAGTGATGTTTTAAATGCGATAATGTCGCAGTATGAAAAAAACAAGAATTCTTCTGGTGGACAGAAGAACTTCGAAGAAAAAGATTTCTCTAAGTATTTTAACCCACGTTTGGAAGAAGGCGAAAAAAATGGTGAAGCAACCATTCGTCTTATGCCGTCTAAAGTAAAAGGTGGTTCACCTTTTGAAGAGGGCTATTTCCACGTTATGCAGGTTAATGGACAATGGAGAAAACTTTATTGTAGAGAACATAATGACGGTGAAACTTGTCCATTATGTGAAGTAGAAAAGGCTTTAAAAGCCACAGGCAGTGAAGAAGACAAGAAAATTGCCAAAACTTACAAAGCAGCTAAGTTTTATTTAGCTCGTGTAATTGACCGTTCTAAAGAGGATGATGGTATTAAAATCTGGCGTTTCCGTCACAACTACAAAGGTGAAGGGGAGTTAGATAAAATGATTCCTCTATTCACAAAAAAGGGTGACTTATCAGACCCTAGAGAAGGCCGTGACCTTGTCCTTATGTTAGGAAGAGGTGACAAGAATAACACTAAAGTTACTTCTGTAATGGCCGAGGACCCATCAATGTTAACAAACGACAAGACCAAAGCTAACGCTTGGATTAAAGATGAAATGACATGGAAAGATATCTACAAGGCATCTCCATTAGATTATCTTGAAATTATTGCAAACGGTGAAACACCAGTTTGGGATAAAAAACTTGAGAAGTTTGTTGCTAAAGGTGAAGAAACTGTTAAGAAAGAAACACCAACAAGTTCAGCAAAATATTCAGCTCCTGATACTGATGATTCAGCTGAAGGTGAAGATGATGAAATGCCATTTTAATTTATAAACTATGTCTGACGGAAAAAAGAAATCAATAGGTAAAAAGGAGTTCTCCTTGGATGGACTTAAGGATAAATTTAGTACAAAAACTAAATATAAGGCTGATAGGTTCATTGATTTAGGACCTGCCTTCCAAAAAGCTACGGGAGTACCCGGTCCAGCTCTTGGGCACTTAAATGTTTTCTTGGGACATTCTGACACAGGTAAAACCACAGCTCTTTTAAAAAGTGCTATTTGGTGTCAACAAAATGGTATTCTACCAATCTTTATTATTACAGAAAAGAAATGGAGTTTCCCCCACGCTCAATTAATGGGTTTAGACGTTACTGAAACGGCTCCAGGTGAATGGGATGGATTTTTCCTTTTCCGTGATGATTTTGATTATATCGAACAGATTACAGATTATATAAATGAAGTATTGGATGCCCAAGCAAAGGGTGATATCCCATATGACATTTGTTTCTTTTGGGACTCTGTCGGTTCAATTCCTTGTAAAATGACTTTCGATGGTAAAGGTGGTAAGATGCATAACGCTTCTGTATTATCTGATAAAATCGGAATGGGATTGAATGGTAGAATTACATCCTCAAGAAAAGAAACACTATCGGATGGTAAACCGAATAAATATACCAACACAATTGTATTCGTTAATCAACCTTGGGTTGAGTTACCTGATAGTCCAATGGGACAACCTAAAATTAAGATGAAAGGTGGGGAAGCCATCTATCTTAATAGTACTCTAATCTTCCTTTTTGGTAATCAAAAAGGTGCTGGTACAAACAAGATTATGGCAACTAAGAACGGTAGAAAGATTAAGTTCGCTACTCGTAGTAAAGTTTCTATTCTTAAGAACCACGTAAATGGTATTGGGTATGAAGACGGTAAAGTTATCGTAACACCACATGGTTTTATTGACGATACAAAAGAGGCGGAAGAGAAATACAAAAAAGAATACTCTGATTTTTGGTCTGAAATGTTCATTAAGAACGGACTAGAAATCCAAGAAGGAGAAGACTTTGCATTGGAAAACTCTGAAACCGACATTGAACTTGAAGGATTAGAATAATGAAAATTAATTATAATAGATTAATAGAACTAAATAGGGAGGCTCTAACAGATAGAGGTGACCAATTAGCATCATTTTGGGTAATCCAATCTGGTGTAGAAAGATTTCTCCATGGAGATGAATTATCTGAAGTTCATAAAAATCTATTAGTTGATTTAGGAATTCTTATCGAATCAAATCAAGAAGAAAGAAAAAAAATTGTTGAACCCTTTAAAATGAATATGGGTAATGACAGGCCTCAAAGTAACTAAGAAAAAAGAAAAAACCAAAACACTTCTTATTGATGGTAACGTTTTAATGAAACGTTCTTATAACGGAGCTAAAAACGTTTTCTATAAGGAAAAACATATAGGTGGAATCTTCCAATTTTACACCACACTTAGAAAACTTATCGTTGATTTATCAGTCGATAAAGTTGTTATTATGTGGGATGGTGAGAGAGGTGGTTCTTTGAGACTTGATTATTATCCTGAATACAAAGGAAATAGACCAAGATTCTTTGATGAATCTTACGAACTTCAAAAATTAAGAGTTAAAGCTTACGCTGAAGACTTATTCCTTAGACAGTACGAACACCCTGATTGTGAATCTGATGATTTACTAGCATTCTACACCCTTAACCGAAAGAAAAGTGAGGAGGTTATTATCTATACAAACGATAGAGACCTATGTCAGTTAATTTCAGAAGATGTAAGTCTTTTCTTAGCTGATAAGAAAGTTTTGGTAGGAACGGGAAATTATAATTGGTACTTCCAACATCACTATGAAAATGCTGGATTAGTTAAAATTATTGAAGGTTGTTCTACAGATAATATTAAAGGAATTGAAGGAGTAACGGAGACTACACTTTTAACACATTTTCCCGAAATTAAAGATAGGAAAATGACCTTGGAAGAAATCATGGATAAAACAAAAACTCTCCAAGAGGAAAAGAAATTAAAAGTTTTTGAATCTATTTTAGAAGGTAAAACAAAAGGATGTCATAAAGGTAATGTTTATGAGGTAAACAAAATCATAATCGATTTGTTACAACCTCTTTTAACAGATGAAGCCAAAGAAGAGATTAGAAGCCTCATAAACCTACCTTTAAACCCTGAAGGACGTGATTATAAAAACGTTCTCAAAATGATGTTCGAGGATGGTGTTATGTACGCAATCCCAGGTGGTGAAAATGGGTATGTAAATTTTTTAGACCCATTTATTAAGTTAAGTAAAAAAGAAAAAACAAATTATAAAAATTCAAAAGTATGAAGAAATTCGAATTGACTTAATATTTATAATAAAAAATAAATATGATTTCTAAAGAACAAAAAAAAAGCATACGATAAAAAAAGGTATGAACAAAAAAAAGAAGAAATTTTACTTAAACAAAAAGAATATCAAGAAAAAAACAAAGAAAAAATAAAACAAAACACTCTTAAACGAAAAGATGAAATTTTAGAGTATAATAAAAAATATTATATTGAAAATAGGGAGTACCATTTAGACTATAAGAAGAAGTATCAAAAAAAAGATAAATACAAAGAGTATCAAAAAAGGTATAAAAAAGAAAGAAGAAAGAAAGACCCGTTGTTTAATTTAACTTGTAGAATGAGGACTATTGTTACAGAATCTTTAAAAAGAAATAAGTTTACAAAAAAATCTAAAACACAAGAAATTATTGGGTGTGAAATTCCATATCTTAAAACATATATTGAATCTAAATTTGAAACTTGGATGTCTTGGGAAAATTATGGAAAATATAATGGTGAATTAAATTATGGGTGGGATATAGACCACATAATTCCATTATCATCGGCAAAGAATGAAGAGGAATTATTAAAATTATTTCACTATACAAACCTACAACCCCTATGTAGTAAAATTAATAGGGATTTAAAAAGAAATATTAATAATTAAATGAAAAATTTATGAAGAAATTTGAATTTTTACTAAAAATCAACGGTAACATAATCTGCCAAAGATATTTCGCTGTTAAAAATTTTAATCCAAAAACAGTTTGGTCTGTTTTAACCATAGATTGTGTGGAAGACTGTGTTGATATGATTCAAGGACAATTGAAAAATAAGTCTTTAGAATACCTATGGAACCAATACAATCCGTACGAGAAACAAACGGAAGACCAAATTAATAGAACACCAATTTACGACAAAGAAGACATCTTTGATTTCGAAATTAGAATTGACGAAAGAGTAGTTGCCGCTAAACGTTTCACTGGAAATGTTTACCCACAAAGAGTAAGATATAGTGTTGATATTCGTGAATTAATACCTAAAATTATCTCCCGTATCCAAGATACTTTAGGTCAAGAAAAAATCTCTGTGGAATATACAAAACAGTAATATTTATAATATATAACACATTATATATTATAATTTATGACAGAAGAGGAAAAAAAAGAAAGAAGAAAAGGGTATAATAAAAAGTACCAAGAAAAAAATAAAGATAAAAGAAGAGTTTACGATAAGTTATATTATTCACAAAACAAAGAAAAAAAGAAAAAATCAGTAAAAGAGTATAATAGAAAAAAAAGAAATACTGATTTATTATTTAAAATGACTTGTAACATTAGTAGGAATATTAGATTTAACCTAAAAAAAAGAGGTTATATTAAAAATACAAAAACAACTAAAATATTGGGTTGTACTTTTGATGAACTTAGAAATCATCTTGAATCTAAATTCGAATCTTGGATGACTTGGGATAACCACGGATTATATAACGGTGAATTAAATTATGGATGGGATTATGACCACATAATCCCATTATCTTCAGCTAAAAACGAGGAGGAACTTGTTAAATTATTCCACCACACCAATCTTCAACCACTGTGTAGTAAAATTAACAGAGACATAAAAAAGAATAATGTGGAATATAGTACAACAAAATCGTAAGAAGTATTTATGAATACACAGAACAAAAAAATGGGTAAAAATGTTACATTAGGTTATTTAGGTTACAAGTTTCAAATGGAACTAATCAACCAAATCCTACACCCAGCAAATCACAAATTTTCTGACAGAATCATTGACATCGTACATGCAAAGTACTTTGACAATGAATATTTTCGTCTCATAGTAGCCCAAATTAAGGACTACTATGAGAAGTACGAAAAAGTACCTTCATCTGATACTTTGGAAACCATTATTAAAATGGAAGTAAAAGATAAAGTTACTCAGGACTACGTTTTCGAAATGTTAAAAGAAATTCGTGAGATTACGGTTGAGGATTGGGAATTCGTTCAAAGTAAGGCACTTAATTTCTGTAGACAACAGGAACTCAAAAAGGCAAACGAAAAAATCAACAAAATTGTTGATAATGGGGAGTTCGAAAACTACGAAACTTGTGCAGAGATTTTAAGAGAGGCTCTTTCAGTTGGGTCTGAAAAAGATGACGGTACTTCCATTACGGAAAATATTGAGGCCGTATTAGAAAAAGATTTTAGACATCCGATTCCTACGGGAATAAATGGTATCGATCAATTAACCGACGGAGGTTTATCAAGAGGTGAGTTAGGGGTAATCTTAGCACCATATGGTGTTGGTAAAACAACTATTCTTACTAAAATTGCTAATACAGCCTATAATGTGGGGTACAATGTTTTACAAATAGTTTTCGAAGATATGCCAGACGTAATTAAACGTAAACACTTGGCATGTTGGTCAGGTATCGACTTAAATGAGTTGGCTGACAGGAAAATAGAAGTTTTAAATAAACACAAAGAAGTAACCTCTAACAGAACTAATGATTTGAGAATTAGAAAATTCTCTTCAGAAGGTGTAACAATGCAAACAATTAAATCCTTTGTAAGACACGAAATCTCTACAGGATTTAAACCCGACATGATTGTTCTCGACTATATTGACTGTGTTGAATCAACAAAACAGTATAGTGATGAATGGTCAGGTGAAGGAAACGTTATGAGGGGGTTTGAATCAATGTTAAGTGAATTCGGTGTGGTAGGATGGACAGCCGTTCAAGGTAACAGAAGCTCAATTAGTGCTGATGTTGTTACAGGTGACCAAATGGGTGGTTCGATTAAGAAAGCACAAATAGGACATTTTATTATGTCAATTGCTAGAACTTTACCACAAAAAGAGTCAGGACGTGCTACTATAGCTGTTTTAAAATCACGTTTCGGACGTGATGGTGTTGTATTCGAAGATTGTACTTTCGATAACGGTAAGGTACATATTGACACTGAAACATCTCAAACATTCTTAGGTTATGAGAAAACCCAAGAAGTTAAAAAAGAGTCAGAAACTCGTCAAAGAATACAAAGAGCAAAAGATTTACAGAAAAAACAACAACAAGAAAATTAATTATTAACCCCATAGGGTAGTCTTATGGGGTTATATTATTTAAACAATTTAAAAACATGGAAAACAATCAAATTATGGATGATGTGAAATTTAAAGTTGACACTAAATTTGTAGACGATTTTAGTAAAGAAATTTATGAACAAACCTACAGATATGGTGACGAAGACATCAACGGTACCCAACTTCGTGTAGCTAAAGATTTGGCTTCAATCGAAAAAGATACAAATCATTGGACTCAAGAATTTTTATGGGCTTTAGAAGATTTTAAGTTTGTACCAGGTGGTAGAATCACATCTAACGCAGGAACAGGATTAAAAGGTACAACCTATATAAACTGTTTCGTTGACGGGTTCATGGGAGAAGACCAAGATTCAATGGAAGGAATTCTTGACGCACTTAGAAGACAGGCTTTAATCCTTAAATCAGAAGGTGGTTATGGATTTTGTGCTGACGTTATGAGACCTAGAGGTGCCTTTATCGGTGGTATTGGTAATGAATCACCTGGTTCAGTGAGAATGTTAGATATGTGGGATACACAATCTGCTGTTATTACTGAAGGTAGTGGTAATAAAACCAAAAAGAAAAAGGCTAAAGTAAAAATTCGTAAAGGTGCACAGATGGTAACACAATCTGTATGGCATCCTGATATCGAAGAATATATTCAAGCTAAACAAACACCAGGTCGTTTAACCAAATTCAACATGTCAGTATTGATTACTGATGAATTTATGGATGCTGTTAAAAACAATCAACCTTGGAATTTAGAATTCCCTGATTATGAAACACATTCTGATGAATATAAAAAGGAATGGGATGGTAATTTAAAGAAGTGGAAAGCTCTTGGTTATAGTACTGTAGTTTACAAAACTTACGAGAATGCCAACCAACTTTGGGATATGATTATGACATCAACTTATACAAGAAACGAACCAGGTGTTCTTTTCGTTGATACAATGAATAAGTTGAATAACCTTTATTATTGTGAACATATTAACGCAACTAACCCTTGTGGTGAACAAATTTTACCTATTGGTGGTGTTTGTTTATTAGGTTCTATTAACTTAACACAATTTGTTGATTTTGATAAGAAAGATTGGGATTATAACAAACTTGGTAAGTTAATACCTATCGCAGTTCGTATGATGGATAACGTAAACGATAAAACTTACGTCCCACTTCCAACACAAAGAGAAGGATTAAAGAATAAGAGAAGAATTGGTTTAGGTTTCTTAGGTTATGGTTCAGCACTTATGATGTTAAAAGTACGTTATGGTTCTGAAGAAGCTCTTAACTTAACACAAAAATTAATGGATTTCTTAGCTAATAAAGCGTACCAATCTTCAGCTATTATTGCTTCAGAAAAAGGTGCATTCCCTTTATACGATGAAGAGAAATATTTAAATTCTAACTTCGTTAAACAATCACTTTCTGAGGAAACTAAATCAATGATTAGAAAGTACGGTCTTCGTAACTCACATTTGTTATCAATCCAACCAACAGGTAACTCTTCAGTATTCGCTAACAACGTTAGTGGTGGTTTAGAACCGTTATTTATGCCTTTGTATGTTAGAACATCTATCATGCCTTACGCACCTGAAGGTTTAGATAAACCAAAAAATATTGATTGGGAAAACAAAACTTACGATTCAACAACAACTTGGACTTGGATTAAAGAAGGTGATGAAAACCTTTTAAAAACTGAGTTTGGTGGTTATGTTTGGAAATTTGATAAATCAAGAGGTTTATTGAGAGAATCTTGGGTTAAAGATTACGCAGTTCGTTTCTTAGAAGGTAAAGGTGAGTGGGATGCAACAGCAACTTGGGCAGCTACAACAACTGAACTTACTATTGATGAACACGTTAAGACAATGGCTATCATGGCAAAATACATTGATTCAGCTATGTCTAAAACAGTAAACTTACCTTTTGAATATCCATACGAAGACTTCAAAAGACTTTATACTGAATTATACAACACTGGTGTTGTTAAAGGTGGTACTACTTATAGAGCTGGTACTATGACAGCTGTACTTTCAGATAAATCAAGTTCTGAAAATACTGTAGACGATAAGACAATACCTAAAACAAACGCACCAAAAAGACCTAAAACTTTAGATTGTGATGTACACCACTTAACAGTTTCAGGTGATAAATGGATTGTATTGGTTGGTTTATTAGGTGAAGACCCATATGAGATTTTCGCTTTCAAAAAGAAGAACATTAACCTTTCTGAAAAATTCAAACACGGTAAATTAACTAAAGTTAGAAAAGGTAAATATGACCTTGAACTTGATGGATTTACACTTGAAGATTTGAAAGAACTTTTTGAATCTGATGAACAAGAAGCTTTAACACGTATGATTTCAACATCGTTACGTCATGGAGCTGACATCAATTTCATTTATGAACAATTAATGAAATCTGAAGGTACTATTGTATCATTCTCTAAGGT